AAAACAATAATAACAATAAACAGGAGGTGTAATTAACATGGCTGATATAAACACAAAGTACACATACGTACTAGAGGCAGTAAGAGCTGACGGTAAAAAAGTAATGAGATTTACTAACAAACCGGAAAACAGAGCACAGGTATTAATCAATAACGGTTATAAACCTGTTGATGAAACTAGCAAAGTAGAGTTTATTAAACTTGAAATGCCAATGACTAAGGAAGAGTACAAATCTTCACTAAAGGCTAACGTAGCATAAATTCATAAAGGAGCCCCGCAAGGGGCTCTTTTCTTCTAATTATTATTCAATATTTTCTCTAACAAACGGTTCTCTACTAGGAAATCTAGTTACTATTGAACCAACTTTTTCAGTTTTTCTATCGTCATTATCATCTCTTTCGTAAAGAGTATTTGTAAAATATAAATTACCTTCGTCATCAAGTTGAACTGGAATATCATCAACAGGTGTTGCTAAACCTGCCACAGGACCATTCATATGAATTATAGAAGCAGTTTCAAAATGTCCTCCGGCCGCATTGATATTGCTTACACCTAGTGCTGTTAAGTTATGATTTATTGCTGAATAAATGTTTGTTGTGCCGTTGGTACTAGTGTCAATTCCAGAATCTGCTTTTACTTTAAAATGGCCTGCTGATTGAATATGTATATTTCCTTTTACACTTCCTAAGTTTCTAGTAGTTTCTGGTTGTATATTTTCAGGGTCATCTGTTTGATGGGCTCTAATATTAACATGTCTTCCGGATTCTATATTTAAATCTCTATCAGCACGTAAATTTATATCTTTATGAGATCGTATACTAATTGAATCATTTGCCCAAACATCTATTTTACCGTTGTTATCTATTTCAACAAAGCCTGTGCCTTTTTTATTAATGATATACACATTACCGTTTGATTCATCTAATAATATTTGAGCACCTGAAGTAGTTCTTAATCTAACTAATTTTTGATCAGCATCATCCATTACAAATTGATGACCTCCAGGTGTAAGTATACCAAAAACCTGAGATGGTGATTCGCGTCTTGCGGAAGAACTGGTTAATCCTCTTAATGCGTCTTTATCTAATCCTTGTTCTTTTAATCCATCGTAATGTGGAGTATGTGATGGACGCTTAACATTGTCTGTTGGAGTTTCTCCATCTAATGCTCTTTTAACTTTCCAATCTACAGAATCTGCTTCTTTACTTGCTTTGTTATATTCTGCTACAGGAACTTCGAGTTGCTTGCCTTCGTTAAATGTTTTTGCTTTTGCAATGCCTGGCACCATATGATTCATAAATGACTGATACATACAACCAACTATGACTCCTTTTGAAATGTCTCCGCTAATAAACATTACTAAAACTCTATTTCCAGGATGTGGTGGAATCATCCACATACCATAACTTTTTTGTGTCCCTTCATATTGTTTATCAGGATCGGTTAGTTCACTAACTTCATCGCCAGTTTCAACAGTATCTTTGATATTTGTTGCACCAGCAAACGGAGAACTCCATAATACTGTGATATCTAAATAGTTCTGTGGATCATTTTCGTCTATAAAATCTACATTGGCATTTGCATTAATTAATCTAATTTTTATTCTACCATTTTTTTGTAAATCTGATGTTGATACAACTATGGCCTCATATATTCCATCATATGTTTGTACATTACCTTTACCTCTTAGTTTATTGTTTAAAGGATTTTTAATACTGTTTATTGCGGTAAATCGTTCTGTAGCCATTTTATTCTTCTGTCTCCACTATTGATGTATAAGGCATTTCTTCTTGATATTGTTCTAATATACTTATGTCTGTAATAAATGCTTCTTTTACACCTTTTAAATTTTGTGTAAATTGTCCACCGGTAAAGTTATTCATTATTTGTACAACAGCATACACTCCATTAAGCATTTGTTCTTTTCCTTCACGATTTGGATTTGCTAATCCGGTTTCTGGATCAGGTTCTCCTGCACTAGTTATTGCTCTAAATAATATATAATTTTCGCCTTCATGATAACTTGCAGATCTTATAAATTTTGGATCTCGTTCTGATTCTAACCAAAAAGGGTCACCTTTGATATCCATATCCATTGCAACTAAATCTGCTTCAAAATCAGAAAGTGACGCTTCAATAACAGAATCAAAATGTCCTTTACCTGGAGTTTCACTGTCTGCATTGAATTTATTTCTAAATTCGTCTGGTGTTGCACCCCACATAATTTGGAATGGTTTATCTGAAGTATTTAATTGTTCTATAACTGTTTCACGATCAAGTGTTTCTGCATACAGTTTTACTTGTCCGGGATTCATACCCGAACTACCTTCTTGTTCATATGGCTGAGCCATTGCGTATGTAGATAAAGATTCTTTAGTAGATGCAAAAGGCCCCGATCCAATACTTTGTAAAGATTGTGCAGTTGCGGCATCACCTTCAAATGTTCCGTCTTTAACACCTTCTACATATAAATTAATTAGTTTTTCTCGTTCAGCTTCAAACTGGCTGGCAATATATGCTTCTTGATTTGCTCTTTCTCGTTCTTCACTTGATGCAATAGTTAAATTTTCTGCTTTTTGACTTAAATATGTTGCCCATGCATCTTTTAATACTTGTTGTTGCTCTTTAAATTTCAACAATGTGTCTGCTGATTTTACTACTTTTTCTTTAGTAGTTTTGTCTAATTTTGAATATATTCCTTGATAACTGTGTAGTGCAAAGAAAAATTGATTGTTGTATTTTATATCAAACCTTAATACTTTATCATTTAATCCTGTGAATAAGTAATCATATCTTTTACTTAATGCTTTGTATTTTCTAGAAACACTTTGACTTAAATCTCCATTTACAAGTGCTTGAATTTTTTGTTTTTGTACCTCAGTTGCGTTATTCCATATACCTGGAGAAATTTCTGGTCTAATAGTTGGAAACAATGATATAGTATAGTGGTATTCTCTAGCATAGTCATTTCTTAATGTATCCCAAGCAATATTTTTAGTATCAATTTTTATATGAAATATATGTTTTACAAAATTAGTAATATCTTCAGAATTTGATGAATCTGCATCAACACTTGTACCTGTGTCCATACCTTTGGCAAGTTTTTGTAATTTTTTAGAATGAGACAATCCAAATTCTAAAACTCTGTCTAAACTAGTCCTTGCTGGAATTCTAAACATTAGGTATTGTGAATCATCATTTTCGTTGTCTGATAAATTTGTTGAAACAGTTTCTAGTGAAGCAGTGTCAATAATTTCATCTTCACCTATCATCTGTTTAGTGTAATTGTCTAAATGAATATAGTATTCATCAAGCACACCTTTTTCTACAGCCAATTTATCTAATTCGTTTAGATTTACTGTTTCTGCAACAGCACTGATTAGGTTATTAACTGTTTTTAAATTTGATAATTGCAAAGGTCGATCCATTGTGTATGTTCGTTCTTTCATTCCTTTGTCGCCAGCTCTAACAGCTCTTACATTGTAAGTTGATCCATTAGTGTCAACGTTTGCTTCAACTGAAATTATTTCAATTAAAAACTGCCTTTCAGTTGATGGTATACTGTTTATGATTTCTCCTGTTTTAGGGTCTCTACCTTTAAATGTCAATTCCAAAAGGTATGTTGCTTTTAAACCATCAGGTAATCCTAAAGATATAGCAGAATTAACTAACACATCAGTAAATGATGCATTTAATGGTTGCTGTATTGTCATTTGAAAATCAACAGCACCAGTTAATCTTTTACCGTTGTTAACTGGTCCGGCAGTAGCATTAATTGAAACTTCATTAATAGTTAATACTGTACTTCCAGTTTCAGCAATAATCATTTTAGTATCCTGAGGAGTCCAGGCACTAAAACCTTTGTTTGTATCAAAATTTGTTCCTATAATATGTTCTTGTGCAGATATGGCATCACGCATAGATAACATAGATAACCTAAAATTATATGTAACTGCATCATAGTCATGTAAAATATTTCTTTGAAAAAAATCTTTATATTCAGTTGTTGGCACAACCACTTCATCGTCTGATTCTTCTGTGGTCGAACGGGGTTGTCTTGCAACTCTTAAAATTTGATCATCGTATATTTCATCTTCTACAATAGTATCTGATTGAGATTCTCCTAATGGACCTTCTGGTAAATTTGCAGGACCTGATCCTCTTCCTTCTTTAACTTGTGTTCCGTCTGCTGTGAATGTTTTATATCTTTTACTTTGTCCTGAACCAGTAACTACCTTATATATTGGTACTAACTCATTAACAACTGGTTTACTGTTTTCAGTTAACGGATAATCATTAAGCTCGTGTCGGTCTTCATTATACATATCCATAGTTTTATTGAATACATCATTTGCTCCAACTTGATATGGATACATTCCGTACTGTTCTTTAAATTCTTCATCATATGGATTACTATACTTTTTTCCGATTGGTAACGTTGGATGAGGAGAATATGATTCGTCTGCAGATGAATTAGAAACAGCTTCGGTAGTTTTATCTTTTATTTTGTTAGCATTGTTAACACCCATACCCGCCGCGGCACTGTCACCTTTTGCAAATTTTGACATTATTACCTCACGTTTTCTATTTTAGGAATTTTTATTATTGTTCCTGCTGTAAAATCTTGTATTGGATCAGTAATGATATTTTTGTTTCTTACTGCAAATACCCACCAATATCTAGAGCTACCAAACTGATCATATGCTAATAAATCTGGTCGCATATGATATTTTGATTCAATTTGATATGACTCATCTGTTTGATCATTAATTATTGCACGATGTGTCATTAAATCTAAATAATCACCTTTTGATGCTGTTTTATAATATGGACTTTGTTTAGTATATTTGGCCATTAATAGTATCCTTTATTAAGTAATCCGCCTTTTCTAAATGTTTCAAGATTAAACTCATCTCTTACTGCACTTGGATTTGGTGCTACCATAATATCAACAAAAATATTTAATACTAAAGGTACATATGAATTCATCAATAAGTCGTTTAATTTTTGATCAATTACTCCTAGGTTTTGATCATATCGTACTTTTTTTTCTTGTCTTACTGGAACATAGTCAACATCTTGATCTAAACCAAATGCAACAGTTCTAATATAAACTGGAGTACGATTAAACATGGCATCACCATAAGCACTAAAGGCTAATTTGGGTGGAGGAGTTCCTCTATTAGGATCGTTAACGCCAAAGTTTGATTTTGTAACTACCCTTAGAAAATGAATAGCGGCCATCATATATTCTGCTTCCTCTTGAGTGTGAGCTCCAAATACACCAGTTACTGTTGCTGTTGGAGATGATGTTTTTTGATAAGCAAAATAATCATAGTTTGTGTGTGCTAAATCAAATTGGCCGTAATTTACAGTAGCATGTTGAACTTGTATCATTGGAGTATACGGAAACATAAGTCCGCCTGTTTTCCATAGGGGCTGTAATATATTTTCTGAATTATTCGGTCCAAGAACGAGCTCCATTGCATCTGGAGTTTTTCCCATTGGTTGAATTTTTGCTCTGTAATCTTTTTGTGCCATATCTGTTTCCTAGTTATAGTATTATTTATTGAAATAATTAACTGAGTATTTAATAAAAATACACTTGACAACTGGTTGTATATGCTGTATTATTAATAGATATATAAGGAAATTAGTGTGGCAAAAAGAATTAACTATCTAAACAACAAAGACATGTTGGCTGAAATACATAAGAGCAAAAACTCTTATTGTTATTACAAAAAGCCAGAGTATGCAGACTATGACATTATTCTAAATGATGTTGCTAAAATCAACAGACTTTCTATATCACAAGCACGTAAAAACAAAGCTGAATCTATGTTACAGGCCAAAGTGCAAGAACTTGGATTAAAAAGATCGCAATATGACGATTACAGAGAAGATCATTTGAATATCCCTGTAACTGATCTTGTGTTTAGAATTATGACTTATGATCATATACCGGATGAAGAAGGTCGTAAATTAAATCCAAAAACTGTTGCAGACACTAAAGTTAAATTAAATTTTCCACCTTTCAAACATTACAAATTAGATAAAAACAATAAACCATATGAAGTTGGTAGAAGTCATCATGCTGGACACAACCAATTCAGTTTAGATCATGGTAAAATTACACCAAAATTAGCAAACATGTTTATCAAATTATGTCAACGTTATGGCACAAGATCTAACTGGCGTGGTTACACTTACAATGATGAAATGCAAGGACAAGCTCTATTGCAATTATCACAAATTGGTTTGCAGTTTGATGAATCAAAATCACAAAATCCATTTGCTTATTATACAGCAACAATTACAAATTCTTTTACAAGAGTACTAAACATGGAAAAGAAAAATCAAAATCTGCGTGATGATTTACTTGAACAAGCAGGGGCTATGCCATCGCTCACAAGACAAATGAAAAACTCAGAAGAGTTAGCAACTATCGAACAAAAACAAAAAGAAGAAAAATAATATGGCACAATTTTTTAACAAAGCGGCCTGTTTTACAGACATACACTTTGGTATGAAAAATAATGCACGTCAACACAACATTGATTGTGAAAACTTTGTTACGTGGTTTATCGACGAAGCAAAAAAACGCGGATCAGAAACTTGTATATTTTTAGGTGATTGGCATCATCAACGTTCATCAGTTAATGTATCAACATTAAACTATTCTGTGTCTAACTTAAAAAGATTAGGTGAAGCATTTGAAAAAGTTTATTTTATTGTTGGTAACCATGATTTGTTTTACAGAGACAAAAGAGAAATTTCGTCAGTGGTATTTGCAAATGAAGTACCTAATGTTCATGTAGTTGATGAATGGATTGTTGAGAACGATGTTGCTATTGTTCCATGGTTGGTTGGTGATGAATGGAAAAAGGTACAAAAAATAAAATGCAAATATATGTTTGGACACTTTGAACTGCCTCATTTTAAAATGAATGCTATGGTTGAAATGCCAGACATTGGTACTATCAGAAGTGACCATTTTAAAAATGCAGGACATGTGTTTACAGGACATTTTCACAAAAGACAACACAGTGGCAATATATCTTATATTGGTAATCCTTTCCCACACAACTTTGCTGATGTATGGGATGACGATCGCGGTGCAATGTTCCTTGAATGGGATCAACAACCAGAATATAAAATATGGCCAGATGCACCAAAGTATAGATCAATCGATTTAAGTAAATTACTCGAAGATCCAGAAACTGTGTTAGAACCAAATTCATATATCAGAGTCAAAGTAGATTTAGATATTTCATATGAAGAAGCAAATTTTATTAAAGAAAAT